GATTGCTCCAACGAACATATGATTTCGCCAGAACGGTTGTACATTTTTAAATCCAGCACATTCCAATGCACCTTCTAATTCTTTCCATGTATTTGGTTTTAACATATTTCTCAATGTTTTTTCTTTATCCATAATATCTTTTTCATCAAAATGTTTTCTTTTATAATCATAAAAATTAAAAGTAATCATTTCTTGTAATCTTGAATCTTCACAAACTGTTTTTTCGGCAAAGATAAATGCTCCACCGTAATTTAATCCATTGTAGATATTTTGTAATACAGAAAATCTATCTTTTCTAGGCATGAATTGTAATGTAAATACTGATGTCACTAAACTACAATTTTCAAATTTAAAATTTCTAACATCTTTTTTTTCAAAATTAATATTTGCCCAAAATAATTCATCTTTCATTCTATCTAATCTTGCATCAAGTTCTGGGAAGAAACTAGGAGCAAGTTCTATACCTATATAGTTCGCATGTTTACAAAAATCTTTATTACCTTTTATAAAAGCTTCTGTTAATTTACCTGTTGAACAACCTATATCAATTACATTAGTTTCATCTTCTACAAAATTTCTAGATAGACTTACAATATCATCTAGAAGATTATTATATCCACGAATTGAATGTTCTATATGGTCATCAAAACCTTCTTCTCTTTGAGCAAAGGTAAAATCGTATTTTTTCTTAGCCATGATTTTTACTCCATTCATTATATGGTTCTATTACATTTTTATATACAGATTCAGCTAGGGCCTTCATCATTAACGAAGGTACCATTCTACCACATCTTTCTATTTTCTGTGACATAGAACCAGTCACTATAAAATCATCTGGTAGTCCCATTATACGCTTTATTTCAGAAATTGTCAACCTTCTTTTTTCAATAAAGTGACAAACATCTGCATTTGTTGTAATTGTTGGGGCTGGATGATGCCTAGACATCTTCTTAACATTGAAATGCCATCCTTTTGGATGAAAATCATTTCCACCTAATACTTTATCTGGGTCATCTGGCATTAAAGATGCCGTGTCCTTATAGTGTGCTGATTTTATCCATGTATCAGTACACCATTTTAATTCTTCTGAATCTAACTCTAATCCGTCAAACGCCTCTCCTATTGTGACTACTTCTTTATTTTCTTGTGGGAAGATACCAGAAATATTCATAAATGATAATCCTATTGCTTCTGTCACATCTTCACGAACACCAATAAAGAATACTCTATTTCTTCTTTGTGGTACACCGAAGTATGATGCGTCTAAAACTTTATATGATACATCATATCCTATTTTTTCAAATGTGTTTACAATTTCATTTAATTTAAATTTAGCTTCTCCTGCCAATAGGCCTGCAACATTCTCTCCTATAATTACTTTAGGTTTTATATCTTTTGCAACTCTTAAATATTCAAAAAATAAATCTTCAATATTTTCTACTATTTTACCATCTGAATACTTTTTAGTTTTACCCCAACCATCAGAATGTTTTGAACCAGACTTTCCTAATGTACCACACATTGAAAATGCTGAACATGGTGGGGAACCATCTAGTATATCTAATTCACCTTCTTTAATATTTGCAACTTCTAAAAAGTCTTTCCCTGTAAGTTCTTTTATATCACCAGGTATGATTGGTGTATCGGGGTAATTTTCTTTATATGTTTTTCTAGCTTCTTCTACAAATTCATTTATACAAAGTATATCTCCACCTGCTAATCTATAACCAGTAGATGAACCACCCCCACCTGCGAATGTAGAGATTACATTAAACTTTTTTTGTGCCGATGCTTCTTTTACATCTTTTAAATTGTATGGTTTATATTTCATTCGTAAACTCTTGTATATTTTATATCACCTGTATAATTTTTTTTATAATATATACAGCCCGTAGAAAATCCAAATGGGAATCCATGATTATTACCACCACCCATGTGTACTATTTCTTTTATGTCACCATATTCTCTAATCTTCATGTCAAGTTTTTTACCTTTAAATGTTTTAATTAAAGGACAAAAGAAAACTATATTATCTGCAACTTCAAATGCCTTTAATAAAAATTTATCAAAAATACTAAATGGCGGATTAGTTATTATCCAATTAACTTTTTTATCATAATCAAGAAAATCTTTACCTTCTGTTATTTCGCACCAATCTTTATCACCTTCAAATTGGTTATAGAAAGAACCTGTACCTCTACAAGGTTCTAGTATCTTACCTGTAGGTTTAAAGTAATCTATTATAAATTTAGCAGTAGATGAGTTTGTCATTATTAAATCATTGGGTGTGACTTTTCTACTTTTTGGTGTACTTACCCTACCTACATAATTCATAATTTTTTTAACACCTTTTCGTAAATTGATTCTGCAATTGCTTTCATCATTAATGGTGGTACCATTCTACCACATCTTTCTGACTGTTGATTAAAACTACCTGTTAATTTAAAGTCATCAGGTAATGACATCATTCTTTTTGTTTCTTTAATTGTAAAGTGTCTAGGTTCATGCCAATGTATTGCTCCACCTGTTGCTGTAATTGTTGGAGCAGGTTTATGTCTAGATGTTTTTTTCATATTAAAGTGATGACCTTTAGGATGATAATCAGCACCAGTTTCAACCTTGTCTGGGTCATCTGGCATTTTCAACCAAGTTTCATAATGTGATGTTTTCTTAAATTTTTCTATTAGTCTGTCTGCTTCTTTTCTATCTACTTCAATATCACTTAAACAATCTTCTAATGTGACTACTTGATTACTTTCTTCTGGGAATAAACTATTAATATTCATAAATGTTAATCCTGCCTTTTGAGTTATGTCTTCACGAACAGCAATAAAAATAGTTCTTTGTCTAGTTTGTGGTACTCCATAGTGTACAGAATTTAAAACTTTAGATGATACATCATATCCTATTTCTTCAAATGTATTTGTAATTTTATAATAGTATTGTTTTGCTTCACCCACAGTTAGTCCTTTTACATTTTCAGCAACAATAACTTTAGGTCTTAAATCTTTTGCAATTCTTAAAAACTCAAAAAATAAATCTTCTATATTCTCAATCTTCTTACCATCAGAATAACTTTTAGTTTGACCCCAACCTTTAGAATGTTTTCCTTGTACCATTGCACCCGATACAGAAAAAGCAGAACATGGTGGGGAACCATCAAAAATATCTATCTCACCATACTTGTTAAAGTTTTCTGCTGTAAGTTTTTTAATATCATCTGGTAGTACAGGTGTGTCTGGGTAGTTTTCTTTATATGTATTTATTGCTTGTTCAACAAATTCATTTACACATAATATCTTACCACCAGCTAAACGATAACCTGTGGAACTTCCACCACCACCAGCAAATGTAGATACTACTGTAAACTTCTCTTGTTCTGAAGCCTTAACAACATCTTTTAAATTATATGGTTTGTATTTCATAATAAAAATTCATCCAATGTAGATTCATTATTTTGATACCTAACATGGTTATCTCTATATACATCTAACATTCTTGTTCTATTTTTAAAGTTTATTTCTTTATTATTTAGCAAAGTTTCAAATAGTTTATTTACACCACTTCCTATTTGTAAGTTTAAATGATTTTCTACTTTACCTATTTCATTAAATTCATAAAATCCATTTCTTACATGATGTTTTTGAAATGGTCTATTTAATTGTTTATGATTATGTTTATAAAAGAATTCTTTAACTGATTCAGATAAGTATGGGGTAATAAGTTTTTTATAAAATAATTTTGCAACTTTATTATGCCATATATAACCAGCTCTATTTTCTTCCTTAAAATAATCATCTCTAAATTCATTAAAGTTATCACCTTTATAATGTATCATGGCTTTTTTACTCAATCCATAATAACCATCAGCAGCCCAACCAGATAAAACAAATTCTTCTTCTATTTCTGGGTAGATATGTAAAAATGGATATGTACATTCAAATTGTGTTTTCTTTTTACATCCTAAATCTACTAATGCATGAAAGTCATTTATTAATTTACTAGTATCAATTATTATACCTGTAAATTTCCAATCTCTCATTTGAGCAATATCTTTTGCCTTACTATAATCATAAGATGGTTCACTATCCAATCTAAAACTATATGCATGTATTTTTTTACCAAGTCTTTCTGCCGCAAATCCAACAGATATAGAATCAACACCACCAGATAATAATAATGCTACTTCTTTATCTGGTACAGTTTTATCTACTTCATTAATTAAAATTTTATCTATCATATTTTTTTGAAATATAATATCCCAATTATTATCAAATTGTTGTCTTTCTATTTGCATAGGTCTTCTTTTATCTCCTTTACCACTCATTAAAAAAAATCCTCTAAAGATGCTTGTGTACCATAACTACCATCTATTTGCCATTGAATAATATCAGTAATAAACTTTAAAGGTTCTATAAATGATTTTTCAAATTGCATATCATAATCTATAATACCATGTAAGTTTAATTCTTTTGGTAATTTAGTCATAAATGATATAGAGGTTGATTGATATGTATTAGGTATTTTCATATGTAAAAATTTAATCTTATCACCTTCTTGTATGTAAGGATATTTTCCTAATAATTTTTTATCTTTAATAAGATAATTATATAATATTGCACCTTTACAATGTATCGGTGCTCCTTTCTTAAATAGATTATGTGATTCAGTCCACTTGTTTAATCCATTTACAGAGCGTGGGTACGCAACCATTTCTGGTTTTAGATTCATAAATTCTTTTCTAAAATCTTGTATAAAAGTATTTAGCACTTTTGAATCTTCATTCATTATAATTTTTAATGCTTCTTTAATCTTTTCTCTACAAGCTGCAGGGGTTGATGACTTCACAGCTTCAACTCCCATAATTTTTAGTTTAGGTTCTTTAAAACGAACACCTTCAATATCATGTGAATTTAAGATATATCTTTTCTTTGCAACCCAAATTCCTTTGTCTGCAATTACTTCTCTTTTCATAACCATTTTTTGTTCATACGCATTTACATATTCAGCGAGTTCCGTATAAGCCTTATCAATAAAAGGTTCAATTTTATCTGTAGCCACCTTGTCCAAGAAGTCCACGATTTTATCTTTGTCTTCTCCTTTGAATACTTTGCTAACAAGTTTGTCAAAACATATGTACACCGAATCCGTATCTGACGCAATAATGTAATCTTCTCCATTGGTTTCAAGTATTTTATTAAGATACCCATTAAGAGAATGTTCAATATACCTAATAGCAAATTGACCGCTGGTAGTAATTGCTTCAGCGACCAGAAGATTATAATACCTAAACCAGTTATTACCAATAGCACCATACGCACTATTAAGAGAAATCTTCTTAGCCATTTGGATATTATTAAATTTCGAGATTGTCTTTTTAAGTTTTGGGTCTTTCGTTCTTTCATAATCTTTCTTTGCCTCCAACAGAAGCTGTTTAAACTTTACCCTTTCATCATAAATCCTTTGCATGAGTTCAGGTAAAAATCCTTTTTTTGTAGTTTTAAACAATGCACCATTTGGTGTTAATGTCGCATCTTTTAATACTGATGTATCTACTTCTTTATTTAGCATTCTTTCTACGGATATGTCTTTTACTTTTTTATCAGCGACCAAGGTCTCTGGTGAAA